CCTTTGAACTATATAACCATTTTTCCCTGCTGCTATAATCGGATTTGATATATAACAAGAATATTTCTCTAAAATTTTTTTTTCTTCTTCAGTAAAATTCATATCTCTTGGTACTATATAAAACCTCTCAACAAATTGTTTTATAGTATTATCTTTACCAACTGTTAATGGATATGTTTTTATTTCTCTTTTATTATCCATCTCAATACCCCCTATGTTCATTTATTAGAAATGATACTGTTCACTTATTAAAAATAATACAGTAAAAATTTAAATAAAAAAAGATACAAGGGAAACCCCCTCATATCCTAATAACCTGTTTATAATTTTAACTACTCAATTTTGAGCCATGGACTTAATATCTATTTAATTATCTTATTCTATCAATGTAAAACGGAAAAAGTTCGCTATACACACTTTATTAAAGACCTATTTTTCGATACACTTATTTTTTTAATACTCTTTGTACTTTTCCCAAAGTTATATTTAATTCCTCTGCTATCTTTCTTAAACTTAATCCTTGCCCTTTTAATTCTAATACTTTTATCTTTAATTCTTTTAATTCAGCTTGTTTCAGAGTTAACCCCTCTTCATTTCTTCTTGCTTCATTTCTCTTTTTATTTTTTCTATCATACTTAACTCTAGTCGATATTATAGTTAATAACTCTCTTTGCTCATGCTCCTCTAAATCTAAAGCATTAATTATATATTTATTAGTGAATTTATACCCTTTATTATTATCCTCTTGAAAGTGCTTTACTGTTCTATTTACACTTCTACATACCGAAGTTAATTCTTTTACCTTATATGGCTCTCTAAAGCTTTTATTAAACTCCTTAGTAACTTTAATTAACTCTTCAACTGTAACCTCATTTATAAGCCTATAATGATAACTATAAAGCATAATTAATGTATTCCTATATCCTACAACTTCCCCATTTCTTAGACTTACAATCCTTTTAAAGTCCTCTATTCGGCTCATATTTAGCGTATATAAGTTTTTTGTAGGTAAATAAGCTATTTTACCTTTATTCTGCTTATATTGCTTCTTAGGCTTGATATATGCCTTTTTTAAGTCAAATATATTGTATTTATTACTCTCATTTTTAAGCATACTGTAACATTTACTGTTATTTTTACTATTTATAGTTCCAGGTAATCTTAAAAGCCTTGTAGGGTCTTTTACTCTAGTATCTACTGATATATTATTTATACTTCTTTCCAGCTCTTTTATTATGTTAAATAAATAATTCTCTATCTTTTCCCAAAGGTCTAAAAGCATTATATGACAATCTTTTATATCCCAATATATATGTATTCCTCTTCCACTATTTATATATTCTGTGGGTTGTGGGATTTTCTTTTCTTCAACTAACTGCTCTACTGCTCCAACCACTTCAAATGGGTCTATTGGTAAAGTTCCTTTTTTATGGTCTATATCAATATAAAATCTATGTAATTGCCATAAATATTCTCTTTCCCTTTTTATTGGTGAATTGAATGTATTAGGTGTGTAATATATATCTTTTTTATTTTTATATTCTTTTGAATTTATTTCTATCGGACTAATTGCTTCAAGTCTTTTCATTGCTCCATTTGAAGCTTGTACTATATGTGTAAATCCTAAATCATATTCTAATTTTAATATTCCCATGTATATAACCTCTCTTCATTTAGTTCAACAAAAAAAGCCTTCTAGGTATTGTCCTAAAAGGCTTGAAAATTCTTTAACTAAATGATATACTGTCCTTAGTTAAAAGGCTTCAATGCTTCTTAGGTAGTTCGGGTACCTATTAAGTTGCTTTCAAATATATTGGTCGTATATTTGAAAGTGCGAGGTCTTTTTTTATTTTTAAATTTATTATACCATCACATTTCCAAATATTCCACAAATTAATACTTATCTTTTCAATAATTTTAATTTTTAAAATTAAATCTTTTTCCATCATAACTGGCAATAATGTTAATTAATTTCTGTCTATTCTGCTCATAAAATAATTTATCTCCTCTATTAACTTTAATTTATTTTATATGCATATATTTTTATATCTGATTTTTTCCCTTCAAAATCATCAATTTGAGTTATATCGTATTGCTCATTGTTATATAAAACCCTCATTGCAATTGGATTAGTAGTTACTAATTTTTCTTTCCAGTTAACTATAAATATAGCTTCTACCTTAGAATTATTTGCATGTGCTTCAAAAAACTCTTTTCCCGCCAAATGTCTATAATAAGCCCATATATTTTCTAAGCCTTTTATTGGATCATATATTCTTTGACAAAACATATCTTCATCTTTTTCTGTTCTTAGTTCCAATATAGTAACCTTTTTATCTTTCCTATATCTTTTCATATATGCCTTCCCCCCCCTTAAATTACAAGGCTCTTATAAATTCCTCATAATGTTCATATAAACCAACATAAGCGTCTAACATTGAAGCTACTCCATCTATACGTTGTTTTGCTGATTGATTTTTAATCGGAACTATATTTCCGTTTCTATCTTCTTGAACTCCTGTATTAGTTAAGCACCATTTTAAAATTGGATTATTATTATAGTTAATCTTTTTTGCTTTAAGGTCTGCCCCTAACTGTTGCATTGGTAGGCTCAAAGTCTTTGCTCCTTGAATACATCTCTCCATTTTAAAGCCATGAGCTTTCATTTCTTCAACCCAATATTTAGCTGAATAATTATCATAATAAATCCATAAAGGTGTTATTCCATAATTATTTAGCATTTCAATAAACCAAGCCGTAACATCACTATAATTAATGCTATTACCATTACATAACCTTATTAATCCTCTTTCTAACCATTTATCATATGGTATTTTTTCAATCTTAACTCTTTCATTAAAATTTTCACTAGGTAGCCAATACATTTGATGTATATATCTTTTTTCTGTTTCCTTATCTATAAATAATAATGTTGCACATGTTAAATCTGTTGTGATGGATAAATCTGCTCCCCCTATTGCATAGAAATTTTTAAAATTTTCTATATTAAAAGTTTCTGTATTATTAATATCATCAAAATTTAACCAAGCATTACTTAGGGTGTTTCTTATATTAAAATCCTTAGTTAATACCCCACTTAAATCTTTCGGACTATTCTTTGCTTTTTCTACTTTCCTTTTTAGGTCATCTAGCTTTTTTATTGCTCCTAATGATGGATTCGATTTGCTCCAACATCTTTCATCTAACCATTCCTCTTTTTTATCTAATTCATATATTATCGGCAAAAATGTATCATCTTCGAAAGTTCCATCTACAATATTGCATGAATACTCATAAATATCATCAAAAATACACTCTCTTACTGTTCCAGCAGTAGTTATCATTATTAATAACGGTTGCCTTCTTGCTGATTGTGATTGTTGCATTACCTCATATAAATTTCTATCTTTTACGCCATGTAATTCATCTATAATTACACAATGTGCATTTAATCCGTCTAATGTGTCAGAATTTTTTCCAAGCGGTTGGAACTTACTCATAGTTAAAGGGAAATATAAATCACTCTTTCTCTTCTTGATATGCTTTGATAGATAAGGGCTTTGGTTTATCATATTTAAAGTTTCGTCAAATACTAACTTTGCTTGGTCTTTCTTTGTAGCACATGAATATATTTCTGCTCCTGCTTCATTGTCTGCTATCATCATATAAGCGGCTATTCCACTAAGCATTGTTGACTTTCCATTTTTCCTTGCTACATAAAACATACTTTCTTTATATCTTCTTAAATTAGTTTCTTTATCTATAAACCCAAATAATGCTGATATATAAGCCTTTTGAAATAATTCTAATATTACAGGCTTTCCAGCCCACTCACCTTTACTATGTTTACAAAATGTTTCAATAAATTTTATTGGTCTTAATGCTCTTTCTTCATCAAATATATATTTGTCTGAATTGTAAATATCATTTACCATTTTTTCATATTGCTTGTACACTCTATTAGATACAACATATTCACTAGATTTTATTTTCTCAAAATATTCAATAACATAATTCATTATTTTTGTTGCTCCTTAATGAAAGTCATTAATGGATCTGCTTCTTCTACTATTTTAACTGGTGGTAATAAATCTACTAATTGTTTTGATAAATTACTATAATTTTTTAATGTTGTATTATATCCCTTTAATGCTGGATTCTCTCTTAAAAATTCTTGTTGACCTTGCTTAAATAATGTTGTTGTACCTTGTGTTTCAACTTCCTCTTTCAATTTATCTAAAGTTCTTTGAATAAATAAAAGTTCATTATAAATATTTTGTGCTATTGGTAGCCTATCTTTTGGAATTAATTTTAAAACTTTTTTAAGTTGCTTCATCTCTTTTGATATATCTTTATTTTTCTCAAACATTTCTTAAAAATCACCTACTTTCTTTGTTTTGCCCTACCCTAAAATTAAAAATTTCTTGGAGGGGTTTAATTAGGTAGCCACTCGGCTTGGCTGACTAAATAATATTTTCAGTATGTGG